GTCGTTGGGCGGCCCAGGCGTGACCTGGGTGATGCGCGCGGCCTCCAGGTGATCGGGGCGGGCAATGTTGAACTGGCCGCCCTCTCCTACCGTGTAGGAGGTCGCTCCCGTCATCGGGAGGTCGGTGGCCACGAGGTGCCAGATGACCCAGCGCAGCCGCTGCCACTGCGCGATCATGTCGTTGAGGCGCGTCAGCCCGTTGTTGATATCGATCGCGCTCGGCGTCAGCCCTTGGCCCGTGACACCAGCGTCCTGGAGCGCCAGGGTGACGATGTCGCGGGCGGTAGGCATGTCAGATCACCTGCTCGGCGATCTTCCCCTGCGCCGTCTCGACCAACTGCCTGATCTTCGGCGTCTTCATCCGGTCATCGACCTTGATGTCGAGGTCGCCGGCGAGCTTCATCAGGCGTCCGCGCTCCAGCTCCTCGGACGCAGGCACCGCCGGCTTGTTGCCCTTGGCGGCGTCGATCGCCTGGGCCGGCGTCGGGAACCATCCTTGGCCGAGCTTCTCCAGCTCCCTCGGATTGGCCACGAGCACGGGGGCCTGGGTGGCGTGGAAAAACCATGCGGGATACAGGCGCACGGCATCCTCGCCATACTCGGCCCGCCATGCCGCCATGACCGCGGCCTCCTGGGGCTCGTCCTGGACGACGATCTGCGGCGGCGTCATCCGCTGCGGATACTCCCGGCTCGTGTAGTACTCGGCAATGAAGCCGCGCTGCTCCGGATCGTTGACCGCCCAGGGCAGCGGCGTCCGCCATTTGATCCTGAGAGCCTGCTCCTGCTTGGCGTCGGAGACGATGACGTCGGGCGGCGTTAGGGCCTTGGGGTATGGCCTGAATTCGTAGGTGTAGTTCTTGTTGACCCCGCGCATCATCGACTGCGGCAGGACGCCGGACGGTCGCACATAGGCGGCGGCCTCAGCCTGCTGGGCGAGGTAGGTGAGAGCGGCGATGATCGCCTGGGGCGACATGCCTTCGGGGAGATTTACCGTTGCCATTGGATCCTCGACATGGGTACGGAGGCCCGGTCCATCCGAGCCCCCTTACAGCGTAAGCCGCCCAGCGCTATGGACGGTCGGCAATCGCGACGGCCCACTCGCCGCGCGTCCCGAGGAAGCCGAACAGAACGTCGAGTCTGTCGATCGCCTGATCGGTCTGCGGGTTGTAAGCGAGGATCGACCGCATCGAGATGCCGTCGAACACCGCACGGCTGCGCTCCCAGACGCCTTCCGGCAATTCCATGTCTGCCGTGGCCATCGTAAACGCATCGGGCTGGTACGCGATATTTTTGGTGTAGACCTCGTTGGCGAGGTTGACCAAGCTGATCGCCGCGCCCGCTGCCGGGCTCGCTGTCACGGTCTGGTACTGCACCGGGACGCCACCCACTGGGGCGACCAAGGCCGGATAGATCGGGATCGCCGTCGCACCGTTGAGCACGTTCGCGGTGACCACGAATTGCTTGAGGGTGCCCAGGCTCTGCCGGGTCAGTCGGTTGATCCCGTTCACGCCGGCGATCGTGATGAAGTCGCCGGCATTGAGCGTGCCGGAGATCGCCGCGGTGACGAGCGTCGCGATGCCCGTCTGGCCGGCTCCGGCCACCGCACCGGCGGTGAAGGATCCGGTCACATGCTGGATCACCGTTTGATCCTCAAACCAACGGAAGCCGAGCGCGTCGTACATGGTGCCCTCCATGTACTGGCGGGTGATCGCCGGTGCCGGGTTGAGGAGGCCGGAGAGCGTGCTGACCATGCCCGCGCCGGTGTTCGGCGCGAAGACCAGTTTGCGCTGGCCGGGAGGTGCGGAGTTGTTCATCAGCGCCGCACGAGCGCGCAACACGGTGAACTGGGTCGGGCTCATGACCGCGCCGCTGCCATCGACGTTGGCGACGTAGTTGGCGACGGATCCCTCCAGGCCCGCCATGATCGTGTAGGCCACGTCGGCGGTCAGGAAGGCAATTTTCGGGGCCAGGATGCGCTCGACATAGTCGTCGAGAGCCATCGTGCGTTCGGCCGACGAGAAGGAGACGTCAACACCGTCCTGCGTGGACAGCGTCATGACGATCTGCTGCTCGTTGGTGTCCTGCGGCTGTGCGGCAGCGCCGTGCCTCACAGTGTATTCGTTGGGGAGGCGAATGCGGAGCGCGGTGCCGATCTTGGCCCCGTCGCGCGCGAACTGATCATCGTACTGCGTGCCGATATTTTGGATGAAAAAATTCGTGTTTTTCCAAATTCTGACAGCAGCCCTCGTGATCATCGAGATGGTGAGGATCTGATTGCCGGCCATGCGCCGTCGATCTCCGAACAGAGTGAGTCTGAGGGTTCACTCCGGTGCCCGAGGCCTGGAGGTTTACGGGCTCCTCGGCTGTCCTGCCGGTCGGCCCCGCTGCTCGACTGCGGGGATTTACGAGCCTCTCGACGATGTCGCTCGCCGGGGGCGAATGCGCGGACCCTACCCCGCGCAGCCTAGTGGGGCAACTTCTTGTTCATGATCTGCTTCTCGAAACGGTCGAACCACAGCTCGGCCGGCACGTCGTCGCCGAGGCTTTCGTTGACCGTCGTGGAGCCGCGGATCGGGCGGAGAGGCGTGATCTCCTCGTCCTCGTCCTCCTCCTCGATCACTTGCTTGCGGCGCGGGGCGGGCTCCTCCTCGACGGCGGCGCGCTTGGTCCTGGCTGTCGCCCACTTGGCGAGTTGCGCCGCCTGCCGGATCTGCGACTGCGCCAGGAAGGCGGTGATCTCGGGGGCATCCATCGAGCCGAGCGCCATGATCGCGACGGAGGCGTCTTTGGGGGATCCGCCGGTCGCCTCGATCGCGAGCGCCACGAGATTGGACGGCCCAGCGATCAGCCCGGCGATCTTGTCGCAAGCCTTGTCGAAAACCTTCTGCGTGTAGCGCGCATTGCCCTCGGCGCTGAACTGTTCCAGTTGGATCTCCAGGCGGGCCATCGCGCGCGCCTCGGCGCGAATCTGATCCTCGGTCTTCGGAGCCTGGGGTGGCGGTGGTGGCGGTGGGTTGAGCTTGGCCTCCAACTCCTCCTTCTCTTTTTCGAGCTGGCGGACCCGCACCGCGTACTCGTTCATGCGCTCGACCGGGACCATCCGCTCCGCCTCGGGAACGGACTTCTTCGCCTTCTTCTTGCCCTCGGCGGGAGGCTCGGCGGCAAGCGCGGCGGCCTCTTCGGCGGCGACGCGCTCTTCCTCGGCGGCGAGCGCCGCCTCCTCAGCTTTAGTCTCCTCCAGGACCGGATCCACGGGAGGCTGAGCGCCTGCCTCGGCTGCGATCTCGGCCTTGAGGTCGGCCAGCGGGTCGATCATCTGCGCGTTCGCCATGTTACTTGGGTCCGTGTTGGGGATGCCCGCCAGGGGGCTTCTTTGGCCCGCCAGGAGGCCCCTGGCCGTTGCCCTCGTTGCCGGTGCCGTTGCCGCCGCCGCGCCCCAGGCCGACGCCGCAGTTGCCGGAGCCACTGGAAGCGCCGCAGCCGTGGCCCTGCCCGCCGCCGCCACCGCCGCCAGGATCACCGCCACCGCCGCCGTCAGTCGGCGTCGGGCCGCAGCCAGGGCAGCCACCACCACCGGGACCACCACCGCCGGGACCACCACCGGGACCGCCGGGAGTTCCCGCCACGCCGAGCGTGAGCGAGCCGACTATGCCGAAAGTACCGAAGAGGGCACCGAGGTTGGGCAGCCCGTAGCAGTAATCCTTGGTGCTGCCGTAGCGGCGCAGCAGCTCGAAGCGGGTCAATTCGCCGGTCCGGCAGACGCAGCGGCCGAAGACATCGGTGCCGGTGCCGGGCGGGCAGTGGCGGGGGGCGGCCATCGCGCCGGTCGAAACCAGCAGCGCGGCGACGAAGACGAGGATCCTCATTTGCCGCGGCCCTTGGTCACCGTCCCCGACAAAAGCTCGGAGAGGCTCTTCACCGTCTCGGCGGCGTGCGCGTGGACGTCCTTCATCAACTGCTTGTCCTGCGAGATCTTGCGGGCCTCGGTCAGCGTCCGTAGGGCGTCGGCGGCGCGATAGCCGCGCTCCTCGTCCATCGCGTGACCGGCAGGTTTGGCCTTTTTGACGTTGGCCGCCTCGTCCTGCGGCGGGCCCTTCGGCGGGGCGGGGGAGAGCTTGCCGCCACGAGCTTTCTTCACCAGTGCGTTTGCCATCAGTCCCTCCAGAAAAGGTGCTGCTCCATCGTGCCTGGGCGATCGGGCCGGAGCATCATCGGCCCGTAGCCTACCTTCTCCGGCCGGCGCTCTGCGGCCTCCTTGGCGTTCTGCTGAAGGGCTTCGTAGATCGCCTCCTTCATCACCGGCGACACCTCGGCGTCCGACCGGCGCAGCATGTCGGTGAGGATGGTGAGCGCCATCTCGCCGAACGAGGGCCAGTTGCGCCTGATGAACACCTTGACGTCCGGCCAGAACTTCCGGAAGCGCTCGGTGTGAGTGTCCTCCCAGTAGGCCCCGGCCAGCTCCTCGCTGGTCTTGCGGATCAGCATCGCGGTCACGACGCACCGCCCTGGTCGGGGTTCACCCGCGCCATCTGCATCGAGTGGAGCTGGAGGTGGAGGAGGAGATTCGAGATCGCCCCGGCGAGCGCCGGCGTCGTCGAGGACGAGGACCACGAGTGGGAGCACGACATCCGGTCGGCGCGCACATAGGCGATCGCCACACTCGACACCTTGCCCTCCTTGGCGATCTCCAGCATGCGCTCCAGGACGGTGATGACGTCCTGCTGCTCGCTCGTGTAGCTCGTCTTGAGCTGGACGACCTCGGTCACGCCACGGTCACCTCGTTCGAGGTCGATGAGGCCGAGCCCTTGGCATTGGTCGCCGTCACCACGCAAGTGAACTTGTGGCCGACATCGACGCCGGGCGACAGGTCGTAGGCCCCCTCGTCCTCAGCGCCGCCGGCATCCAGGCCGTCGCGCTGCCACTGGTAGGAGTAGGAGTCCGGCTCGCCGTACCAGTTGCCCATCGTGCAGGTGAGTAGGGTGGGGCTGTCCTGCCAGACGAGGGGCACGTCCTTGACGATCGGCGGGCCATCCGGCGGCGGGGCGGCGGCCAGATCGTCGGCCTTGATCTTCTCTCCGAGCGCGGTCAGCTCGTTGGACAGCGCGCCGCCGGCCATCGGCTTCATGCGCTCCAGCTCGGCAATGATCTCGTCGTTCGTCATAGTGCGAGGCCTCCCAGCCTTCCGGTGAGTAGCAGGATTAGTAGAACGACCACGATCACTCCGATGATCCCGGAGGGGTAATAGCCCCAGCCGGCGCTGTAGGGCCACGTCGGAAAGGCCCCGATCAGGAGCAGGACGAGAAGCACGATAAGGACGGTCGTCATTTCGGTTCTCCCGCGAAGGGGTCGTGATCGACCGGCGTCAGCCTCACTCCTGGTGGGGCGACGATGGGATCTCGCTGCCAGTCGTCAGCGGTTGATCGTCCCGCAGGTCCGCCGGCCACTTGACCTTGCTCAGCCCCGCGAACAGCTCCTCCTCCAGAGCCAACTGCTCCTCGGTCTGATCGGCTGGATGCGAGCCGGTCGAGGGCTTCTGGATCGACTCCTGGCCGTTCGTACCACGGGGCATTGCCTGACTCCGTTACCTTGAAACCTTTGGGGACGACCTTAGCCTTACGCTTTTTGACGTCGTCGAGGAACTGCCGCCATGCCGGGACGGTGAACTCGTAGGTGTTCCCGACCGGCGTAGTGTAGCTGAAATAGGGGTGGCCCTCCTCGTCGCGCGCATACCGGGCCCCGTAGGCATAGGCCCCGTACTCGCCTTCCTTGGCCGACACCGTCGAGATGGCGGGGACGTTCCGCTGCCCCAGAGCGTCCTCCATGACCGCCCCCAGGCTGCCGTGCGAGGCCTCCTGCTGGCTGTGCGCGACCCAGCTCTCCCAGTGATAGCGACCGATGCTGGCGTCCTGCGGCTTCCGCCCGGCGGCTGCATAGATGTCGGCGATCTTCGCCCCGAGCGCCCGCTCGATCGCCTCGTAGATCAGGAGGCCGCGAGCGCCGTAGGTGAGGTTCGACAGGGCCGTGCCGGTGACGACCTTCTTGTTGACCTTCACGCCGTCGTAGATGTTGCGGTCGGCGAAGCGGCCGTCGTCCCAGAGCTGCCGGGTCTGCACCCGGTCGATCACCATGACGTCGGGCTTGCCGGCCACGAGCAGCGTGAAGCTCACGACCTTGTTGTCGATGCCGACGCCCTCGCCGAGCTTGAGGAACTCGCGGCGGATCTGCGGGCCGGTCATCTCCGGATCGGCGAGCATGTTGTGCAGGCGCTGGAGCTTGGAGATGCCGGCCTCGCCGATCTGCGACATCTTCCGGAGGAAGTGGGTTCCGAAGGCATTGAGGTTGTGCAGGGCCCCGGAGCCCGGCTGGCCCCCGCCCTTCGGGGCCGTCGTGGCCGCCCACGCCTTATAGTCCGCGACGTCTTTCGCGGTGAACTCGCCGCGCGCCGCCTTCCGGATCCAGTCATTGATCCCGTGGAAGGCGTCGATGAAGAGCGATTCCTGCGTGTAGGGCGACACGCCGCGGGACAGGAACGACCAGAAGAAAAGCTTGCCGGTCGTGACCGGGGAAAGTCGCCCGGCCTCGTAGGCCGCGCGCATCTTGGCCGCCTCGGCGAAGCCGTGGTCGGCGTCGGCGATTTGCCCAGGCGTCAGTGAGCCGATCTTCTGCGCCGCGCCATCGCTGTTGATGTCGCGGATGAAGGCGTAGGGCGGGATCGGCACCTCGTCGGAGGCGAAGGCATGCGCCATCATCTTCGACCAGTCCTTGGGGCTCTCGGTGGCCTTCGGGAAGCCGGCCAGGAGCAGATCGACATTGTCGAGCTGGACCTGGGCGTTCTTGTTGGTCGTCGTCTGGGTGATCAGCGGCTTGTCGGGCAGCTTGCCTGGGCGCGGCACCCTGACGCGAAGGTCGGGCGCGAAGCCGAGTTTGTTGCCCTCCTCGACGGGCTTGAGGAGGCCGAACATGGCAGCGCCGCGCTTGCCGCCTGCGTAGAGCGTGAAGCCCTCACCCGATGCAGCCTCGGCCAGCTCCGGCGTGATGCGGAGGACGTGGACCTCCGGGTGCTTGACGGAGGCATCGACCGCGGCCCGCCGCGCGCGATCGGCGGCAACCATCCGGTCGTTGTGCCGGCCCCAGGCCGCCTCGCGTGCGGCTTGGTTCGCCTCCGTGACCTTCTCGGTCGCGGCTACCGTGCTCAACCCGTCGTCGATCAGCTTGTTGAAGTCATCGAGCATGTCCTCCTTGGCCTGCTTCAGCTCCGCCTCGAGCTGGCCCTTGGACGCATCGACCGTTTCCTGGAACTTGTTCCGCTCCCTCGCCACGAGCTTCTCGTCGGGCTTTGGCCGCGCGCCGAGGGCCTCGCCCTTCTCCAGCTTGGCCCCGTACTTGCCAGCGATCTTGTTGATGATCTTGGGGAGGATGTCGTCGTAGTAGCCCTCCATGCCCTTGCCGCCGACATCGAGATCGACGTTGTCGAAAAACTTCAGCCCCGGCTTCCCCGCATCCCTCCCCTCGCCCTTAACGATCTTCGCCGCCATCTCGGCCCCGATGATGCCGTCGAGGTCTTTCGCGGGGACCGCGATGCCGTCGTTGAGCTTCACCGACTCGCCGGTCTGCGACGTCCGCGCCGAGAGGAGATACTTCGTCTCGCCGCTCTCCAGGACCGGCTCGTAGCGCAGCTCCTTGATGTGGTTGGTGAGCGCGAACCGCTTCTTCTGGATAGCCCCGGTCGTCCAGGTGATCGCCTCCTTGCCGAGCGCGACGGCCTCCTGGATCATCCGCTTGACCAGGAGGCCGGACCACTGCTCGGTGTTCTTGAAGGGCACATCGGGCGGCTGCTTCTCGCCGCTGAGGGTGATGCGCTCCCTGTCCGTTTCGGCCTTCCTGATGGCGTCCTTCTTGTCCGCGAGCGTGAACTCCATCTCCTTCGCGGCGCGCGCCAAGTCGGGATGGATGTTCAGCTCCTTGAACTGGCTCATATTCCGAAGGGCGAAGACGACGTTGGCCCGGTGAACCGAGGTGGCGGGTGGGCCCTTGGTCTTGACGAACTCGATCGCCTTATCGAGCGCCACATTGTAGTTGTCGTGCGCTTGCTCGATCTCCTTCCTGGCCTCCTCCAGATCAGCGAGCCTCTTCGCCTTGCTCTCCGGCGTCTTGTAGCCGTACTTCCGGCCCTCCTGGTGGAGGTCGGACTGCTGCTCATCGACGTGCAGCGCCTTCAACTCGCCCTTCGTCTTGACGACGACCGTGCTCTTCGCCTGGGGCAGCTTTTTCTGGTAGGCCTCGGCCTCCTCGAACGTCTTGAAGACCGGCGACTTGTTGCCCGACTCGGCGTGCTCGACAACGTAGCCGTCGGCCAGGACGCTGCGCTCATCGACCCGCGCGTGGGCGAAGGTGTTGATCTCGTCGTCGTCGGACCAGTGGGGCCCGTAGTAGTCGTCCGCGACCACCGGGGCGTACTCGTCAGCCGCTGCCCTGGCGGCAGACTCAGGATCACCAAAGACCCTGATGCCCTGACCGTTCGGATTGAGCCCGTAGTCGCCGCGCGCATTCTGGATCGCGTAATACGGCTTTGAGATCGTCGTCTCGGGGTGCTCGACCACCTTCCAGTCCGCCGACTCCTCCTCGGGATGCACCTGGAGGCCGATCTCACGCTTGTTCTCGCCGCCCTCCAGCGTCCAGCGTGAATACTTCGACGCCTTGTTCGGCGCGTGCGGCAGCTCGTCGAGCGTCATCATGTAGCGCTGGGCCGCCTGCGGGCTCGTGAACTCATTCTGCTGGTACTCGTCGCGATGCGGCTGGTAGGCGTTCCCCTCCTCGTCCACGACCTGATAGGCCCCGTCCTCGCGCATCGAGACTTTCCACTCGCCGGACCCGCGCCCGCCTCGCTGCCACTCCCGCAGCTCCGGCAGCCCCGTCGCGATATGGTCGAGGATCTCCTCCTTGCTCACCGTCGGCGGCAGGTTCGAGCCGGGCCGCGAGCGGATCTCCTCCTCGTGCTTCAGGAAGGCGTCCAGCGGGTTCAGCTCCACCGGCTTCAGCCCTGGGACCGGCGACGACGGCTCGATCTGGTAGGCCTCGGTCTTCGGCTTGCCCGTCTCCGGGTCGATGATCGGCTTGTTCGTCTCCTTGTCACGAACGGTGCGCTGGGCCTCCTTGCCGGGGACGATGAGCTTCTTCCGCCACTCAGCCGGCGTCAGCTCCTTGTCCGGCATCGCGTCGATCGCCTTGCCGAGCGCGCTGTAGAAGCCACCCCGCTTCTCGCCGGCCAGGACGGTGAGGGCCGCCAGCTCCTTGCTGCCGCCGGCATGGGCGGTGAAATCCTTGTACTCGGCGACGGACATGGGCGCGGGCTCGGGCCCCCTGGTCCGCACGCCCGGCGGCAATATCTCGGCAGGCTCTCTGCCGAACTGCCTGCCGAACGCCACGAGCTTGTTGGTCACCGGAGGATGGGCGCGTCCACCGACGCCCATGATGTTCATGGCTGACTCGACGGCCAGGGCCTCCTGGCTCGGCTGGCCCGCTATACGCGCGACGTATTCCTCCTGCGTCTCGTCGGGCAGCCGATCGAGGCTGTGCCCCGACACGAATTCGCCCGTGCGCTTGAGCGACGCCGGGATCTCCGGAATGCCCTGGATCATGTGGACCGGCATCATCCCGAGGTTCGCGATGATGTCGCCTGCCGAGCCCTCCCCTCGCGCCAGCCGGGCCTGCCGCTCCTTGTCGAGGAGGGCCCACTTCAAGCGGTGACGCCAGTTGGCGCGCTCGTTCCACCAGGGCGACCCGACGTCGCCCCAGTCGTCGGCGCTCTCGCCGGAGGCCTCGCTGAAATCGACGTTCTGGCGGACGAGCCGGTTGGCCACCTTAGCGACGCGCCTCCAGGAGCCAGCTCACATTGCGCCGGAAGAGGTCACCGGCATTCTCGTCGGGCCGCCAGGGCAGCTTGTTGATGTCCCACTTGCCGTTCTGCTGGACCCCGAGATTGGCCTGGACCTCGCCGTGCTGGAGCACCGTCTCCGGCGTCACCGGGATGTCGTAGGTCCGGCAGAGATCGGCCGCGACCGCAGCGAGCGCGGCCCACTGCACCTTGAGGAGCGGGTAGCCGCCGGCCTGGAACGGGCTCTCGATCGCGCCGGCCATGCAGGCAGCGCTGATGCCGATCGAGCCGGTGTTGAGGCTCTTGGTGTGCGCCGCGTAGCCGTCGGCGTCGTTGGTCGAAACGTTCGCCTTGATCGAGTTGTCGCCGCGATAGAGCGAGCCGTCGCCGCCGACGATGATGTGGTAGCACTCCCGATCGGTGGCGCTCACCGTGTAGCTGCCGGCGGTCCAGTGGACGATGATGCGGTCCATCGCGCACGCCGGCATCCACTCGTCCGGCACCACCAGGATGCCGCCGCCGGGCTGGCCCTCCCCCGGTGCCAGGGCGAGGTCGTCGCCCCTCTCGAACCACGCCTCGCAGGCGGCAGCGCTCTCGCCGCCCCAGTCGCCGTCGGCCCCGTACTTCGGCAGGGCGTAGCCGTGCGTCATCAGGAGCTGCTGCAACGCGATGGGTGTCAGGATCTCGATGCTCATGGCTCCACCTTTTTGCCCACGATGTACCCGGCCAGGGCTCCGACGATGGCACCGCCGATGGCGATCATCGCCTGCCCGCCGACGTCACTCATTGGCCGCCCCCAGAAGCCTACCGCGGCGGCTCCGATGACCAGCGTCAGGGCGACCCCGACGGAGAGGACCAGGGCGGCCAGCCCCCGGTAGTCCATCACATATCCAGCCACAGGTTCGGCGGATGCCGAAGCGCCATCAGCTTGAAGCGGTCCCGGTTGCGCGGCAGCGTCATCCAGCCGTGCCGCCACTTGTGGATCAGGCGAAGGCGGCGCTTCCGGTCGAGCGCCAGGGCGATCGACTCGCGCAGGGTCAAGTACCTCACTCACCGGGCTCCACTCTCAGATACTTACCCGGCCGCGACTCGTCGGGGAGGTAATGCTGGCCGTCGGGCGCGAGCCGCGCGCCGGGCACCGGCTCCTCGACGATCGGGTCGCTCTGCCAGTCGCCCTCCTCGCCCTCGCCTCCGGCAGGCGCGGCAGCCTCCGGCCCCACCCGCTGCTCGCCCAGCAGCTCCTTGAGCAGCTTCTCCAGGATCGGGCGGATCGCCTCGTCGCCGATGTTCTCCTGCGCGTTGCCGATCTCCTTGAGCCGGCGCGTGTCGGCGTCCTGCTGCTCGATCTTGCGGCGCTCGCCCTGGTCGCGCGTCTTCAGCTCCATTTGGGCAAGCTTCTCGGTCATCTCGACGAGGAGGGCCTGGAGCGACTTGTTCTGCGCCTGGGCAGCCTGGAGCGCCGCCGATGGTCCACCCGTCGCCTCGGGCGGCACCATGTTTTTCAGGCGATCGGCGATCTCGTTCGCGCCGGGGAAGTCGGCGTTCCGGAACATCAGGTCGCCGATCACCGTCGTGAGCTGCTGGTTCGCGGTCGTGATCTGCACGAAGGCGTCCCAGGCCTCCTGCCGCTTGGTCGCGTAGCTCGGGCCGATGTCGGAATCGACCCAGTAGCGTCCGACCCGCGGGTTGAAGATCACCCAGGTCTTGTCGTCGGGGCCCTTCTCCTCGGCATAGGCGACGTCCGAGTACGGGTCGATCTGGATGAACTGCTCGGAGCCGTCCTCGGCGAGGATCTGGCGCACCTGTTTCCGCGAGTAGATGTGCGGCGCGAGGTCGAGGATGATGTTGCCCACCTGCCGGATCGCCGTCGCGAGGCCGTCGATGTAGTGGTAGGTCGCCTGATCGCCCTTGCGCTGCCGCTGGTCGATCGCGACGCTCGAAATCGCGTTGGTCGGCTGGCCGAAGTTTTCCTCGCGCTGGCCGCTGACCATCATCAGCTCCTCGCGCGCCACCATCATGCCCTTGATATACCCATCGGCCATCGTTGGAGGGTCGATGGGTACTGGCGGCGGGAGCTGCCGGCCCTCGTTGTCGAAGGCGTTGATGGGGACGTAGGGGTAGTTCGACGTGTTGATGGTCTTGAAGTAGGCGTCGAGCGACTCGGTGCTGCCGACTGGCACAAACCACTTCGCTTTGGTTTGCAGCGCCACCTGCTCGACGGCGTTGGAGGTCCAGAAATTGTACATTCTTTGCGCGTCTTTCATGCCGCGCGTGTGGCCCTTCCTGTCGAGGATGCCGTCGATCTCGACCTCCTCGCCGACCACCGGGACCAGCGGCACGAAGCGCCCCGGCCACTTGCCCCTATCGACGATGTCGTTGCCGGCAATTTTCACCCAGCGGATCGTCTCGTCCATGAACTCGCGGCGGCGGATGATGTCGCCGGGCTCGATCTGGGCGCGGATCTTCGCCGGGATCTTCGACCACTTGGCCATGACAAACTTGTCGGCAGCCCCCTCGGCGTCGGGGTTCCGCATCAGGACGAGCTTGTCCTTCTTCAGCTCCTTGAAAAAATACTCGCACTGCCGAATGTGGTCCTGGTTGATCCAGCCCTGCGAGTTGCCGAACGCGGCCTCGCCGACCTTCCCCTTCATCCAGGGGAACTCCTCCAGAAAATCGACGCGCGGCGTGTCGTCGAAGTAGAAGCCGAAGCGCGCGTCCGACCCATCGACCTCGTTCTTATCGGGATCCAAAAAGACGTTGAGCGGGTTGCGGACTCTTCGGATGTAGATCTCTTTGTCGAACGTCCCCGGTATGTAGTCCCAGTCCACTCTGATGTAGCCGAGCCCCGACTGGACCTGGAAGTCGCCGGCCGTCGAGTAGGCGACCGTCGCCTTGCTGATGCGCTCGATGTGGCGCACGAGGCCCATCCAGATCTTGGCCGCCTCGAACGTAGCGTCGTCGCCGACCGGCGAGATCTTGATGCCCGGCTTGTTCTGTTTCTGGTCGTTGGTGATCTGGAGATTGTGCGAGCGGATTTTGTTGACGGTCAGCCGCGGCTTGTAGCCGGCCGGGTCGTCGCGGCGCATGTTCCAGAGGTAGTTCGGCCACTGCCAGCCGTTGTCCGGATCCGCCCAGTGGAATTTCTGGTCCGCCAACCAGCGCTGCTGGGCGGTGCCTTCGTAGTCTTTGCAGCGCTGCCAGCGCGCCTTGCCGAGCGCGATGATCTGCTCATCGCCGGACATGACCTCGATGGCGGTTTCTTCCGGCGTCATTGGATCATCCACTGGTCAGTGCGCCAGGGCGACTGGTCGATGACCGGCCTCTCCCAGTCGGCAAGCGGGGGCAGGCCCGGCACGCTGATCGCCTGCTTGCGCGCCGCGGCTCCCCTGCGGTGCCACGCCATGACGACGGCGTCGCCCTCGTCGGTCGAGCCGCCGGTGCGCTTGCGGATGGCCGCCTTGTCCTCGATCAGGATGTCGGTGCCGTGGATCTCGTAGCGCGGCGTGGTCAATTGCGCGAGCAGCCTGGGGCCGGGCGGCAGCATCAGGTCGAGGCCTGAGTCCGGCGAGAGCGCCTCGCGCAGCTTCCAGTACATCTCGGCGCGGAGATTTCGGAAGCCGAGCTTGCCGGTCTTGTCCTTGAGCAGCGATTTGCGGCTGAACACGATGCCGTGGACCGGCATCTCGTGCTGGTGCTTGAGGTTCGAGAGGACGCCTGAGCCCCAGCCGCCGGTGGCGTCGAGCGAGATGTCGGCCCCGTCGCGGCGCGACAGGATGAGCAGCGCCGCGTGCTGCACCGGGTCGTTGGTGGCGACGCCGGCGCGCACGATGATCGGCGCGAACCAGTTGTCCTCGTGCAGGGCCGCGATCGTCGTCTGATCGGGGCCGCCCATCGCGACGTCCATCGCGAGCGCGATCATCGTGCGGTGCTTCTCGCCGGCGCGTGACCACCGCTTCTGCGCCTCCTTGACCCAGTCGGTCGGAATGGTCTGCCACGCATGGTCCTCGCGCCCGGCCAGGAAGTCGCCGTGCAGGAGCTGCGATCTGAGCGGCTCGGGCAGGTTCTCGATTCTCGCCCGGTAGCCGGTCTTCGCCAGGAAGGGGTTGTCCTCCAGGAGGCTGAGGATGAACGTGTAGGATTCGTGCGTGTACGTGTGGCCGCCGATCTCGGTGACGCCGGGCCCGTGGACCCAGCGGATCTTCCTGTCCACGACGATCGCCCAGCGCAGCTCGCCGTGCTCCGCAGGGTCGGGGAACGTGGGATCCAACCACGGCGCGAACCATTCCATCAGCCATTCGCCCTCGCCGCCGGTCGGCGGGTTGGTGGCGATGATCACGCGCTTCCTGATGTGGGGCGTGACGCTGCGGAGCCAGCCGGTGACGTACAAGACCTTGTCGAGGGAGAGCTGGGCCCCCTCGTCGAAGCCGATCAGGTCGTGCGGACGGCCCTGCCACGTCAGCTCGGAGTGGGGCTTTTCCAGCGCCCCGAACTCCAGGATGCCGCGCTGGTGCTTGAGCTTCATGTCGGTCGCGTTGTAGCCGGCGCGCGAGCCCAGGATCTCGATCAGCCGGTCCTCGGTGCCGCGGAGATCGACGCCCTGGCGGCGGAAGATCACCGAGTTTTCATGCTGGGTGAGCGCGGTGCCGAGCAAGAGATCGGTCTTGCCGCCGCCGGCCGCACCGCCGTAGAGGAGCCAGTCGGCCTCGCAGAGATAGGCCTGCATCTGGCGGCCGGGATTGGGGATCCAGATCGAGCGCTTGGCCCGGCTGCGCGCCAGCTCGGTCAGCTCGGCGCGCTGCTCGGGATTGAGCCCGGCGAGGACAATGTTGAGCTGGGTGAAAACGTCGCTCAGCGGATGAACTCCGTGATGGTGACGATGCCGCTGGATCCATCCCCGCCCGGCTGCCCGGCCGCGCCGTTCCAGCTCACTCCGCCCGCGCCGCCGCCCCCTCGGCCCTCGCCGTCAAGTCCGACGATGCTCCACGCCGACTGGCTCCGTCGGCCAAACCCGTAGCCGAAGGCGGCTATCCCGCCGGACGAATTGATGAGCCTGACCGCAGCCGCCGTGAGCTGGTAAGACCCGTACATCCCCTGCCCGCCCCTCACCACGAGGTCGCCGACGCTCCCGGCACCTCCCAGACCAGTGCCTCCCGCCGGCCCCGGCGTTCCCGGCGTCCCACCCTTGCCGATGCACAGGCTGCCGACCGAAGTGTCGCCGCCTGCCACGCCTGTCGCGTTGATGGCACCTCCGGTCCCGCCGGCTCCGATCGTCACCGTTACCCCGGCAGCCGGAACGTCCGCCCATGACACCGCTTTCCTCGCGCCAGACGCTCCGCCGCCGCCGCCACCACCGCGACCAGACGTGGACGTAGTGGCAGCCTGCCCTCCGCCGCCACCGCCGCCCCCGACGCACTCGATGATGGCGGCAGTCATTCTCGGTGACGGCACGTACTGCACCGTCGCCGGAGGGACGACCGTCACCGTGCAGCCGACGGCGCAGTAGCTCTGGAAGGTGACCCGGCTGAACCCCGTCGGCGTTGACGTCGTGACGGTGACCGCCCATGCCGCGGCCCCCGCCAGCAGGAGCCCGACGGCCCCGTAGGCCAGCCGCCGCATCATCGGATGAACTCCGTGATGACGACGATCCCGTCGTCCCCCGCCGCGCCGGCCCAGGGGCCGGGCCCCGGATCGCCAGTGCTCATAGCCCCGGCACCACCGCCGCCGTAGCCGATACCGGAGGAACCCGCCCCGCTGCTGGCCGCGTGTGCAACACCGCCGAAACCGAAGCCGAACGCGGCATCCCCGCCAAGCGCTGCGTTGTATCTGGCGTTCTGCGACGTCGAGAACGCCGCTCGCCAGCCGGACTGGCCGGGTGATTTCAAGTCACCTATCACGCCGTCGCCCCCAGCACCTCCGATGGGCTGCCCCGTGCCGGTATAACCCGCGCCTCCTCGGCCGCCACTGGCCTCGCACAGTACGACCGACCCGGCTCCGGTCACCCTCGCCGAGTTACCGTTGCCGCCGTCGCCGCCAGCGGTCGTGCCGCCAGCTCCGCCGGCTCCGAGGACGAAAGTTAGGCTGGCTCCGATGTCCGCCGCCGTGACGTATGTCGCCGCACCACCCGCGCCGCCGCCACCGCCGCCGCCGTGCGTTGATGCGCTTACAGCAACGGTCCCGCCGCCTCCGCCGCCGCCCCCGACGCACTCAATCTTGGCGAGGACCAACCCCACCGGCGGAGTGTAGGTGATCGAGCCCGAGTCGCACGTCCCGTCATTGCAGTGCGTCTTGATTACGATCCGCGAGAAGCCGGGATCCGACGAAACCGTCGAGTTCACGCCGTAGGCGACGGTCCCTACAAGGAGGAGCCAGACCAGCCCGTAGAGCAGGCGCTTCATCATCGGTAATACTCGGTGATGATGACGATCCCGTTGCCGCCAGCGCCGCCGCCGGCACCTCCTATGTTGTTGCAGGAATAGCCCCCGGATCCGCCGCCGCCCCAATTATCCCCGGCTACTCCAACCACCGCCCCCCCGCACGCCCCCGGCGTGAGGCCTCCATGCCCGCCGACGGACGCTCCGCCCATTCCCTCCGACGTGCGATGCGTCACCTCGTTGGCCGAATAAGCGCTGTAGCCACCGTAGCCTCCGGTGATCGTGACGTTCCCGGTCCCGAGCGCCCCGCCGATACCCCCGGCGATCGTCGTGCGATCGCCGCCTGCCCCGCCAGCCCCACCAGGAGCGATGCATTTGGTGCCCAGTGAACTCTGCGCGCCGTTTCCGCCGGGAGTGATCCCGCCCGCAACGGCAGCCGCACCGGCTCCCGCCACCGCCGCCATGCTGGCCCCGACCTCCGCCGCTGACAGCATCACCCGCGCATAGGCCCCACCGCCGCCGCCGGGCGCTCCGTTGATGTCGCTCGCGAGCGAGGTCTGGGTGCCGCCGCCACCACCGCCACCGCCGATGCAGATCACGTCGGCATTGACCAGCCCGGCGACCGGCGTGTAGGTCGCCGCGCAGGAGGGGCTGCCGCTACAGGTGACCGTGCAACCGGCGGCGCAGATGGTGACGAGCCGGATCCCGGTGAAGCCCGGTGTCGAGCTTGACGTGACCGTGACGCCGTAGGCGGCGAGGCTCGCAACGAGAAGCCCGGCGAGGGCGTAGAGCAGGCGGCGCATCAGAAGGCCTGCGAGCTGAATTGTGCCGTCGCCGACGGCGTATAGGTGTACGGGGTGGCGGCTGTCGTGAACACGGCCTGGATACCCAGCGAGAAGCTGGCTGGCGGCGTGTATTGCAGCCCGCACGTCCCGAAGGCTGGAACGTAGCAGGATGCCACGGGAACGATGGCCCCCGCACCCGGTGATGCCGCCGCGTTGACCAGCACGAGATAACCTCCGGTGCTCGTCGTGGAAATTGAGATGCCGTAGAGGACTCCGGCCGAAGCCTTGATGGCGAATGCGGAAGACAGGACACCGGAGCCAGCCAACGGAATGCCGGACGTCTGCACGCCCGGCGTCACCGTCCACGGTGGCGTGCCCTGCTGGACCGTCCAAGTGCCCGACTGCGTGACTGCTGCCGTGCCGGTGATGCCGACCGACCCGGAGATCGGCTGGGCGACGCCACCGGCAATGCCCTGCACCGACACGACGCCGGTCGCGGCCACGCCCGCCGTGCCGGTGCCGGTCACTCCCCACGGGGAGCCCGTCTGCGCCACCTGCTGCGCCACGCCGCCGGCGATGCCCTGCACGGTGATCACACCGGAGGCCGCTGCGCCGGCCGAGCCGGTTCCGGCGACACCCCAGGGCGACCCGACCTGTCCGACGTTCCACGCGCCGCTCTGGGTGGCCGCGACGCCGCCGGAGATCCCGACGGTCCCGCTGACCGGCTGGGTCACCGGGTTCTGCATCAGGAACGAGAGCTGCTTCAGGATCGCGATCACCGACAGCGGCGTGCCGTCGGTCGCCGTGCCCCTGGCGTCGGTCTTCGCGCCCTGGGTGATGTCCCAGCCGTCAACCGCCGACCCGGCCGCGTGCGTCACCGGCCCGGTGATCGTCCACGGGCTGGTGACCTGGGTGACGCCGACGCCACCACTGATCCCAACCGTCCCGCCGACGACCCAGGGGCTGGTCTGCTGCTTCGCCAGGACGCGCAGATGGCCGGAGAGGTCGCCCGACAAGGGGTCGGTGGTCGAGCCCTCGACGTAGGTCGGGTCCGCCGCGGTAGACTTCAGCGTCGCCCCACCACCGCCACTGCCACCACCTCCGCCGGTCACCGCGATCGAGCCGTCGGGCGCGATGCCGAGGCAGCGGGTCGGGAAGCCGACGTCGCAGATGGCGTTGTAGGACTGGATCACCCCAGGCGCGGCGGCGAGAGCAACGAGGCCCCCGACGATCAGCCCGGTGAGAGCGCTGGATACGACGGGGATGAGGCGCATCAGTTGAAACCTCCGACGGCGAGGACCGAGACGTTGTTGCCGGTGGTCACCGTCCACGGGCCGTTGCGCGAGTAGGCCCCGATGTCGATCCGGAAAGGACGGTGGTCGGTGAGCGGGCCGCCCGGCCAGAGCGTGAAGGAGGTCGTCCCGTCCGACAGGGTGACCGCGCCCAGCGAGCCCGTGCCGGGGATCACCAGGAGACTGTGCAGATAGTCGCCGAGGGCCCCGAGGCCGACCGTCGCCCCAGGCGGGATCCGCGCGTAGCCGCCGGCGAAGGCCCCCGCCCGGCGGAGCATCACCGCACCGTCAACCGGCAGTGGGTTCTCCGGACTGACCGGCGCGAAGCCGCCGTCGGGGTTCTTGGCGTCGGGGGCCTTGACCCGATGGATGAGGTTGACGGTGCCCATGACTAGTTGGTCACCCGGAAGCCGACGCCGAGCGTGCCGTTAAGGGCGTTAGTGGCGTGCGTGTTGCGGATCTTGAGCGTGATCGTGCCGGTCCCGGCGAGGCAGCCCATGACGATCGGATCGCCGCCGGCACCGTAGGTGGCGTAGGCGTTGATCGCGCACGTCACCGCCGAGTTCGCCGTGACGACGTTGTCGTTGATCACGATGTCGGCGTTGTCGGTCACGGCGGCCGTGGTCAGCGCCACCGTGGTGATCCTGCCGCCGGCACCGTTGCAGGTGAACGGCGTCGCGCCGGAGCCCGTGCAGAGCGGCAACGACTTGGTCCCATCCACCTGATCGCGGAGGTCGTTGACCGCGCCGAGCATGACGTTGAGGTCGTTGCCGTCGATCAGCCTGGGGCCGGCGAGGAACTTGGTCCCGGTCGAGAGGGTGAGGTCGGGAGCGGCGAGCGCCAGCCCGGCCGCGATGGCCAGTCCAAACGCTGCCAGGAGGATTCTTTTCATCGCGATGTCCTTGTTTCGAGGAGGGGGGCCGGAGCTTGTCGGGACCGGCCCCCAGGCACCAAGCGCGGGGAGGAGAGAAGCGCGCTCAGTTCACGTAGCAGATGGGCCCGACGTTCGGCGCGAACGCCGCCGGCGGCGTGATCGAGGGCAGCGTGCCGAAGGCCCCGGTGTAGGAGGCCGTCAGGTCGCCCGCGCCGTTCGCGGTGATCGTCCGGAAGCGCGTCGTGGTGCCGTTCGCCTGATAGGCGACGAAGTAGAGCCCGGCTGCCGCGACATAGGGCGAGATCAGCGGGATCTGCGCCTGGAAGCCGTTGACGCCGGCCGCGACGACGCCGGCGAGCGCGGTGCTGGCCACGAGGTTGCCGGTGGCGTTGTAGAGCCCGTAGACGAGGCTGTCGGTCGCCGCGGCGCTGCCGTTCAAGCACGAAATGTTGGTGACCGTGAAGGCCGGCAGGTTGAGCTGGGCGACGTAGATCGTCCCGGCCACCGGCGTGGTGTTGTTGCCGACGCTGGCCAAGGGGACGGCCCCCACCTGGGCGGTGGCGTAGGAGAGCGCGGCACCCTGCGAGGCCGCGGCGAGCTGGCTGGGGCTCACGCACTGGGTCGCGGGATTGATGCCCGACGGGAAGCCGGTGTCCATCGGGATGCAGCCGGCGGGGTTGATCGGCCCGCCGCCGGTGGTCGGTGCACCGGCGCTCGGCGAGCCTGCGCCGGTCGCCGCCGGGAGCCCGGTGAAATTGCCGGCGGCGAGGGCCGCGCCGGTCAGGAGGGTGACGGCCGCGAGGGCCAGGAGGGTTCTTTTCATGGGGATGTCCTGTGAGATGAGGGGAGGGGGCTCTAGTGGGCCGGCGGCGGGGGAGGCGGGACGAGCACCACCGATATGGCGTCGATCGCGGCGATCAGGTCGTCCATTGCCTGCTGGCCGCCGCCGCCATGCGATGTCCGCAGGAGGTAGGCCTCCTCGCGAATCGTCTTCAACATCGCGACGGCCGAGTGGCCCGAGTCCTTCGCGGCTGCCAGATCTGCCTTGAGCTTCTCTACGTCGATCATGAGGGTCGTTCTCCAGTTGAGGGGGGACTAGCGGCGCTTGGCCTTGGCGGCCTCGGCCTCTTCGGCGTCGGCCTTGGCCTTGGCGGCGGCGGCGGCGCGCTCGGCGCGCTGGGCCTGGGCCTCGCCGGCGGCGCTCGCCTTGGCGGCACCTCCGGCCTCGGCGTGAGCGGCCTTGGCGGCCTCGGCGGCAGCCTGGGCAGCCGCGACCTTGGCCTCCAGGTCGGCCTTGGCCTTCTCGTGCGCCATGTCGGCGGCCTTCTGCGCCGGCGGCTTGGAGACTTCCTTGGCGTGCTGCTCGGCAGCCGCGAGCGCGGCCTTGGCCTGCTCCGCCTGCCTCGCCGCCAGCTCGGCCTCCCTGGCAAGGCGCTCGGCCTCGCGGACCTCGAAATCCCAGTCGTGGTCGGCCGCCAGCTCGGGCGGCACCGGCCCGTTCATCTGGATCAGCCCACGAACGTGGCGGCGCAGGATGTCGATCTGCTCCGAGACGTCGTGGGTGTTGAACAACCTTCTGATTGCCATGCGATTCTCCGTTCATCTGGGCCACTGAGGGCCGGGGGCTTGGCCATGAAAAAGGGCGGCCAAAATGACCGCCCGAGGTAGAACACCGACTGGCCAGTCGGAGCTTGCTTTAGGTCAGGGAGTGGAGGGCTTTCTCCCTCAATACCGGGTGGTCGTGGTTAGGCGCGAGGCGAGCCGTCGGGCTGCCGGGTGATCGCGATATTCGCCCACATCGCCGTCGTGCGATGCTGGCGGAGCGTGTGCGTCTTGTCGGGACCGTCGGGCAGGAGCTTGTCGAGGGCGTCGCCGAAGGCCTTGGCGGCCTCGCGCACCGCGGCCATCGTGGCGATCTGCTCGTCGGTCGGCTTCAGGTACTCGTAGGTCGATGCGTGCATGGCGGTCCTTGCGTCAGCCGGCGAGGGAGGGCTCGTCAGCGGGCTAGGGGGCACGTTGCAGCGAGACGCGGCCCCCGCCGGCTAACCTCAGTAGCCCTTGAGCACCTGCGGGCCGTCCTTGCCGGGGGCCTTTTGGTTGAGGTAGCCCGGTGCCTTGGCGGCGTTGGCACCCATGCCGCAGTGGTGCCCGTCGGTGTGCTTGGCGACGCTGTCGGCACCGCACGGGCCGGTCTTGGCGTACTCGGCTCTGAGGTTGCTGGCGGCAGCCGCCGGCGCGTATTTGAGGCTCATATGCGTCCCTCCTTAAGGGCTGACACCGCAGCGTCGGCGGCGGAGTTGCCACCGGCCCAGTCGGGGGCGGCGGGCGGCGTGACGGGGATCCCTAATATCACCTGCATCTCGTGGAGGACCAGCTCGCGATCGACCTCGCCGCTCTTGAGGCACTCGTCCACGAGATCGCGCAAGCGCTGCCCGAACGGCAGCGTCGGAGCCTCGGCGGAGCCGCCGCCGAGCCATGCGGCGTACTTGTCGGCGGTCTGGTAGACGTCGTGGGCGAGGCCGAGCTTGGCCGCCTCGATGCTGGCGAGGAGGGCGCGGTAGCGGATCTCGCGGATGGCGTAGGCAGCGTCCGGCGCGTCGGAGGGCGTCGGCGCGGGCGCAGGCTTGGCCGGGCGCTTGGGCTTGGCCTTGGGCTTTGCCGCCGCCTGAGCGTAGCGGCTAGGCTTCAGGGTCATAGCCCGCCTCGAATGTCGCCTTGGGGCTCCAGCTCACCCAGCCGTCGGCGTAGCGCACGAGGTAGTCCACGCCGATCACGGGCACGCCGCGGGCGAAGATGTCTGCCGGCACGGGAATGACCTCGTCATCGACCGTGACGCTGCCGGCCTCGACGTGCTGGACGACGCCGGCCTCGACCACCTTGTGGGAGCGGTAGCGCTTCATGCGCGTGTAGTCCCTCCAGCCGAGCGCTCGCCACGTCGCCTCATCGCTCACGACCTCAGCGTGGCGCGGTTGGTGCGCGGGTTGTAGGCGTACTGGTCGGGCGTGCGGCCGGAGCGGCGGGCGGCGCGGTCCTTGGCGCGGCCGGCAGCGCCGAGATCCTGGCGGGCCTGTCCTTGCGGGGTGAGCGCGCCCTGCGGGGTGAGGTGGCCGCGGGCGACGAGGATGTCGCGGGCGAGGGCCTCGGGGTTGGTGCGACCCTTGGCCTTGAGCTGGGCGGTGAGCCTGGGCAGGAGGTCGGTCATGTCACGACGGTGCCTTGGCGGCCTGGGCCTCCAGGGCCTTGACGGCCTTCTGGGCTTGGCCTTTCGCCCGCGTGGAGCGGGAGGGGACCGTGTAGGCGATCGCGGGCGGGTCGATGTCGTAGTCGGAGCTGATCTCCGTCTCGACCGGCGGGAGTTCGTGGCGGCGGGTGATGTTGACCTTCGTCATGAGGTGGCCACGAGATCAGTCTCCGCGTACCAGCGATAGTCGTTCGGGGTGCGTACCGCGTGACAAAGGTAGCCGGTAATCCCCCCGAAGTCCACGGGGCCCACCTGGAGGACCACGAGGGGCGTATCGGTGTCGCGGGGGGACACGACGGCTTGGCCTGGACTGAAGGGGCCCATGAGGGGCGTGACGAAGGCGCTGAGGAACGGCGGGACGTCGGTGAGGTCGAGGATGCCGGACTTGAGACGGTAGAGCATGGGTTGTTGAGCCTATGGAGTGCTCGCGCTGGGTTTTGGGTCTGGTGACAGAGGAGCGGCACGCCCCGGTCCGGCAAAGTCAACTTGTAGCATAGGGGGCCTTCTATACAGGTCTGGGGCCCCCCTTATACTTGCCTCTACTGGGGGAGGGGGCGGCGTTACTGTATAGCCAAGTATAGTCATGGCTCTACTTGCAGCCAGTCGTCAACGATGTCGGCCACGCTCTGGCGCGACATGACGACGAGCCTGTCGGGCAGTAGCTGGATGGCCGCGGCGTTGAGCGCCAATCCATGCTCGCGTGCCGCGGCCGACGCCTGCGGGTCGTGGCGCTTGGGCCAGCCGACCTTGGGCTCGCCATCGACCACTGCCTTAGTAAGGCAGGGGTCAGTTGCGTAAGTCGCTGATGTTGCAGCGCTATTCGGCTCGTGTCGACTTCCGGTCATCACCGGGTCACCACCGTGATGTGCGTTCGCGCTCAATGCGAGCGGACCAAGTCATTGGCTCTCAACGGTTATCGCCCGTTCTCGCTGCTTCATCTCCTCGACGAGGAGTGCGAGGGCTCGGATCATGCGCGCATCGTCCACGACGGGCTCGTTGCCCTCGGATCCAGCCTGGGCCAGCTCCAGCGGCACCTTGCCGTCCACTCGGTCCGAGACGAACTTGGCCGCATCGACGCTGCCCTCGATCGCGGAGTGCACCATCGACTTCGCGAAGTGGTCGATCGCCCTGGTCCCGTCGCCCATGTCCTCGTCGAGGGCCTTGAGCAGCGCGGTGCGGATGATTCGCCGACGCGACCAGTGCGCCTTGGCCTCCGGGACGGGCGGCCAGGGCCTGAACGGGTCTACCATCGGCAGTTGTGCGTCGCTCATGGGGCGGAAACGTCCTCCCGATCGTCCGTGATGTCAAGTGCGAGGACGCATAATGTGTTGCTTGACCGTGTTACCGTGTTGCGGCTCCCAACGCGCGTGAGAGATTTTATTCATCTCACCCACATTGTTGGTACATTATGCCATCCACCATTATTCCTACTACCTTCCATTCTCCTTGCAACACTGTAACAATATTACTATCTCATTGATAAGAGATGATAATCCTGTTGCAGTCCGAGTTGCCATTCAGTTGCCGAGTTACGAGTTGACAGGGCCATATCCTGTATGTTCGGATGGGTTCCCCAACATCCGGAGTACAGTCGTGAAGCCATTGCACCTTGAGCTTGACCAACATGTCTACGACAGGCTCCTCGCGGTCCGCCACGCCATCGTGGAGCGCAATAAGGAGCGCGCCGTCGGTGGCCTCCACACCGCTTTCGAGAAGGCCAGTTTCAAGGACATCGTCTCGCGCGGTATCGATTTGGTTGCAGCCGAGGTTATCGCCTCCATCACCTCCAGCGATGTCATCTAGCCAGCTAACCGTGCGGCGGCGTACCATCGCTGCCACCGAGGAGGATCGATGCTCAGCGTCAAGGCACTCGCCAAGGCCCTGGGCGGCGAGGCGCATGGGGACCACGTCCTCGCGCCAGGGCCGGGCCACTCGCCCGCCGACCGATCACTGAGCATCAAGCCACTCCCCGACGGCGACCTCCTCGTGCACAGCTTCGCGGGCGACGATCCAATCGCCTGCAAGGATTACGCTCGCCAACGCGCCGGCATGCCGCCCTGGCAGCCACAGCCGCGCGGCGACCCTGGCGGTAACGCCGACATGCCAGCCCACGCGACGCTCGGAGCCCCCGACACGCTCTTCTGGTATCAGCGCGGCGACGGCGAGCCGAGCTTTGCTGTGGCGCGCTACGAGGCTGCCGGACAGCGCAAGAAACGCTTCCTCCAGGTCCAGCGCCTGCCCGACGGCCAATGGCTCTGGAAGGGCATCAAGGGCCAGCGGCCGCTCTACCACCTGCCCAGGATCCTCGCCCACCCAGGCCGTCAGGTGCTCCTCGTCGAGGGCGAGAAGAAATGCGACGCCGCCCAGGCCATATTGCCCGGCCTCTGCATCACCAGCTTTTCAGGTGGCTCAAGCGCCCATGAACTGACCGACCTCTCACCCCTCGACGACCGCAGCGTCATCTGCTGGCCCGACAACGACGCCGTCGGCATCAACGCCATGCAAGCCGTCGCGGCGCGCATCGCGAGCCCCCAGGTCAAGGTCATCGACCCGAGCGGCCAGCCGGCCAAATGGGACATCGGCAACGCCGTCGAGGAGGGCTGGGACGCCGACAGGATCATCGCCTGGGCCAAGGAGCACGCCAAGCCGAGGATGCTGCCAACGCCCACCAACGTCGTGCCACTGCGTACCGTGCCGCAGCCTGACGCCAACTGGAAGGCCAACCTCGTCCACAACGACCACGGCATCCCGAAGCCGCGCGTCGCCAATAACTTCCGCTGGATGCTCGCACGCCATCACGAGGTCGCCGGGATCTGGGAGTGGAACGAGATGGCCTCGACCGTGGTCTGCGCCAAGCCTGGACCCTGGGACGGCCCGAGCTGGCAGCGCCACGCTGCCACCGACACCGACATCCTCCAGGCCATGTACTGGCTGGAGCGCAAGGGCCTCGCGCCGCGCTTCGCCGAGGTCAAGGCGGCACTGCCCGTCGCAGCCAGGGAGCACCCCTTCCACCCGGTGCGCGACTACCTCAACGCCCTGCGCTGGGATGGCGTGCCGCGCCTCATCAGTGTGCCGGCTAACTACTTCGGCAGCGAACTGCCGATCCACGGCACCTTCTGGCAGCGCTGGGCCGTCAGCGCCGTCGCGAGGGTCATGGTGCCGGGCTGCAAGGCCGACTCGATTATCGTCCTGGAGGGCGCGCAGGAGAGAATGAAATCGACGCTGCTCAAGATGCTGAGCACCGTCAGCGGCATCCCCTACTTCACCGACTCGATCCACGACATCGAAACGAAGGACGGCTCGATCAATCTGCAAGGCGTGTGGATCGCCGAGATCGCCGAGCTGAACGCCTTCCAAAGGAAAGACGCGGACGCCGTCAAGTCGTGGCTGAGCCGGTCCAGCGATCGCTACCGCGTGCCCTGGGGCTCGATCGCCGAAGACTTCCCCAGGCAATGCGTGATCGCGGGCACGATGAACCCTTCAGGCTCGGGCTACCTGCGCGACCCGACCGGCGCGAGGCGC